GATCCTCTGGCGCTCCTTGCCGCGCATCCTCAGATCAAACAAGCCATCGAATTCGTCCTGGTCCGTGACGAGCGCACAGACAAGAACACGCTGCGCAGCGCGAAGCGCCTCTCAGTCCTCGTGCCGGCAACGGGTGAGCAGATCTCCGTCGGCGAGTTCTTGAAGTCGCTGTACCCACGGGAAGGCGTGAACGCCGCGAGCTGCTATCGGGCACTCAGGGCGTTGTGTATGAAGAAGCGCGTGCTGCTTCAAATCCCCTCCCCTCTAGGGGAGGGCCGGCCCGCCCGAACGACTGAAGCCGTTCAGTCGGGCGGGGGTGAGGTTCGCACGGCAACGCTCGAGGATCTTCCGAGCGAGGCGAGCGTGATTCGTTTCCTGCGCAACTGGCGCCAGGAATTCATCGCCGTCCGGCGCGGCAGAAGCCGAAAGCACGATTGGGAGGCGCAGCAGGAACCCTACGTCACGCGGGACGTGACGCAGTACCGCCCCGGCGAGCTCTGGATCGGCGATCACACCGAGCTCGACTTCATGGTCATCAACGAGCGCGGGCAGCTCGATCGGCGCTGGATCTCCGCGTTCATCGACATCCGCACCGGGCTGATGATAGGTTATCACCTATCCTGGCAGCCGAACTCTCAAACGATCGCCCTCGCATACCGCAACGGGGTCCTCGGCTCACAGCTCCGGGCGTTCACCGGTGACCCCGCGAGCAGCGGGGCAGGGAAATACGAGCATGTCCAGATCACGAACGTACCGGAGACCGTGATGATCGACAACGGCAAGGACTACCGCTCGAACTACACGAAGCGCGTGTTCGGCAAAATCGACTTCGACGATGCTGCCCGCCTCAGCGTGCAGCGTCTCACGAGATTACATTATGTCCTTCGGTACCACGGCGAATCGAAGGCGCAAATGGAACGATGGTTCAAAACGATCCAGACGATGCTTAAATATCTCCCCGGCTACAAGGGCCGAGCGTACCCATACAAACCCGACTCGCTGGCCGAGGATCTGAAAGCCGGAAGAATACTCGCCGTCGAACAGTTCGACGCGATCACCGCCGTCGGCATCAACACCTACAACAATCGCGTACGCAAGTCTCTCAAGGATCAGTCGCCATTGCAGTGCTATCTCACCAACCAGACTCAGCAGCGGTCGATCGATCTCCGCGTGCTGGATTTCCTGCTGATGAAGGTCCAGGGGCGCCGGATCCGCCGCTGCCAGGTCACGCTCCTTGGCAAAGAATACTACAGCGACGCGCTGATGGCAGTGAATGATCGAGCCGCCGACGTCTATTACGATCCGCAGGACCTCGGTTTTGTCTCGATCTATGTCGAGGGCAAGTTTGCTGCGATCGCCTCTAATAAAGAGATGATCGGCCAGGACGAGCGGGGCTGGCTGAAGATCCTGCACGATCGCAAGCATAGCGAGAAACAGATGCAGACCGAGTTGAAGGAGTATAAGAAAGGCATCACGAACATCGAGGCGAGGATGATGTTGCTCGAGGGGGAGCTGCTGAATATGACGCCGGTCGGAAGAGAACTGCTGAAGGAATCCCCAACACAGGTCACGTTCCTGACCGGCGTCGAGCAGCAGGCGAAGGAGAATCAACGAGAGCTCGAATCGGAGAAACAAGCCGTCGAGACCCAGAGGAAAGCGAAGGAACGAAGCAGGCATCAGCCGCTCACTCTCGCGATGGTTGACAGGATCCGGTAGGGCCGACATTCTTGTCGGCCCCATTCCCGGGGTCGACATTCTTGTCGGCCCCGTTCCCGGGGTCGACATTCTTGTCGGCCCCGTTCGCGGGGTCGGCCCCCTAAACCCAGGAGGAGGTCATGCAAACAACAAGCAAGCTCGCGCTCATCGAACAGGCCCAATTCACGACGGACAAACCCGAGGAGATCCGGACCCGGCTCAAGGGTCTGATGCAGTCCGGAGAGATCACGCTGCGTGTGATCGCAAAATTCACAAGCTACAGCGCACCGACGATCAGCCAGGCGTTGGACGGGACGTACACAGGCGACGTGGAGAAGCTGGAGGATGCTCTCGCTCGGTTCTACCGTAACTGGGTCGCAACGAATGCTATCATCGAGACGAGTGTGGTGAGAGAAATCCATGCAACAATGCTTTTGGGCTGGCGCCGTAAAGAGCTTGTGCTCATTACAGGTAAATATGGCAGCGGCAAATCAAAGGCTGCCTCGCGGTTTGTAGCCCTTAATCCGGAATTCGCCGCCTACACAGAATTGACTTCGACAACATCGCCCGGATCGTTTCTGCATCGGATCGCCGACGCCTTAAACATTTCGTCCCAGATGGTCGGTTCTCAGGATGACAAACTGTTCAGTTTGATTCGGACATTACAGCGCAAGCCACGACTCTTGGTAATCGATGAGGCCGATAATCTGAAACCAAAAGTCCTCGCCTTGCTGAAAGACATTCACGGCGATGAAGCAGCCGAACGCTGTGCCATTGTATTGATCGGCACAGACCGCCTCAAGAAAGTATTGCAGGACCCGGTCCTTGGGTATCTGCGCCGCCGCATCCGCGTCAAGCGGGAGATCGGCGAGATCTCCTTTGCCGAGGCATGCAAAATCATCGATCTCTGGCCAAATCGTTTGGATCGAGACGAGATGAAGGAAGCCTGGAACTGGTCATTGAAGCATTTCGGCGTGGCCAGTCTAGTCGCAGTTATGGCTCGCGCGTATGATTGTGCGCTGATGCAAGGGAAAAAGAAGATCGACTCCGAATCGCTCGAAGAAGGCTACTCATGGTTGCTCGACTGAAGACATCGGCCCCCTCTCCTGTTAGGAGAGGGTAGGGTGAGGTTCAAACAATCATCTATTGCAAGGAGGACATTATGAGTGACAAACGATTTCACATCAGCAAGGACGGCAAAGTGCTGATGGATCGAAAGAACAACACGACGATAACTGTCGCGAAGTTCCGTGTAGATCAAACGCACCGCACACCCTGCGTCATTTTCAACGAGGGGGTCGAAGGGAAGAAACGACTCAAGATCGCGCGGTGGACAATCGATGAAAGTGAATTCAGTTTCGGCGCAGTCGGGCTGCCGACGGTTACTCGCGACAAAATGGCGCGCGATGGTGACAAGGCCTTTTTCACGAAAGACGAGTTGATCCAGATTCATCAAGCGCTGCAGACGGCCGCCGACATCACGCTCAAGAAATTAGTCGGGCTCATCCGCTCTGAGTGACTGTGACTCGCAACAAGCTCATACAGCGCATCCACGTCTTGAAGCGGGACCTCGGTCTCGACGACGATACGTATCGGACCGTGCTGGATTCTGTGGCCGGCAAGGCGAGCTGCAGGGACCTGGAGGATGAGGATCTGAACCTGGTCCTGCTGGCGCTAGAGAAGATGTCCCGAGGAACCAACGGTGCAACTTCGGTGACCCTTCGAAACCAGCGCCAGCATCGTTTTCTTGCTCGCTTGATGCAGTATCTGAATTGGGATTGGAAAGCGACAGCGCGTTTCTGCCTCCATCAGACTGGCAGACGCAGCACGAGATCATGCAATGCTGGCGAGCTCAGTAAGGTGATCATCGGCATGATCCGCCTGATAGACCAGGACATCGACCAACGGAGGCTCATACTGACCGACGATCAATTGTCAGAGTACCATCGCTACACCAAGATAATACCGTACTACACAAGGGACTCTCGCCCGCCGGCACGGTCGGACGGGCCCGCCCGGACAACGCAGTTGGACGGGCCCGCCCGGACAACGCAGTTGGACGGGCCCGCCCGGACGAACGTCCGGTCGGACGGGCAGCATAAGGAGGAATAGTCATGACCGGGATTCTCGTCATCATCGCAGTCGCTCTCGTTGTTTTCATCCTGGCCAACGTGCTCAGGCGCGAAGGTCAACCATCGGACGAAGAGCGCACGCAGCAGCTCATCATGCAGGCTGGGATTCTCTATCCGGATCTTAGACTTACGGATGCGCTGGATAAACTTTTTGAATTCACTTACAAAGGCTTAGTCGCGGCAAAGAGGCGGGGCGAGGGGATCGAACGCTTCGTCCGCGATCATCGGCTGATCGTGAACGAACGGCTTCGCATTTGGAAAGAGGAAGTTGAGCGTAAGCAAGCCGAGATCGAGCGGGAAAGCGCATTCAAGATTTTGCGTCACGAAGAAAGGCAAGCCCTCGCAAAAACAAGGTAACCTCCGGATAGAGACGCCCGCCCGGACGAGCGTCCGGTCGGACGGGCCCGCCCGGGCCTGGGAGACCCCGGGCGGGTGCGAGGGAAAACAGCGGATGAATGGAATAACGAAAGGATAGAAGCAATGGCAAAAAAAATACAAATGACGACGCTCAGGAGCTTCGAAGAGGTCGATCGGGCGCTGCTGGATCTCGGCAAGGAAGAAGTCTTCCTGCAGAGGGAAGAGGCGAAGCTCAATCAGGAGATCCAAAAACTCCGGGAGATCTCGGAGAAGACAACCGAGGAAGCTCGGAAGCAAAAGCTCGCGCTCGAAGCGGACATCGAGCTTTTCTGCAATGAGCACCGGGACGAATTTGAGAAACCGCGCACACGAGACCTGATGCACGGCACCGTCGGCTTCCGGACCTCGCCGCCGAAGGTCGCGCTCTTGAACCGGAAATACAACTGGGAGACGGTGATCGAGTTGCTCAAGAAGCTGAGGTTCGGGACCCGGTATCTCCGTCAGGTGTGGGAAGTCGATAAAGAGAAGGTCCTCGCCGATGTCGCTATCAACGAGATCAGCGACGTGAAGCTCGCGGCGGTCGGAATGAAGATCGCGCAAAGCGATGACTTCACGTATGAAATTAAATGGGATAGCATCGAATGATCGAATTCGACGCAGCGCAGATCCGCTCCGACATCATCCGCCGGGCCGGCGCCAATCCGATCGGCGAGTCGTGGGGCACCGTATGGTTCGTGGATCCGGTCACGAAATCGACTCTTCTGCTAACGCCAGAGGAAGTGACCCCGGCCAACGTCAAACGGAAGCTCAAGAAGTCCCGGCGGGCCTTCGGGATCCGACATTGCTGGCTCCAGCGGCTCGCCAACTGGTGGCGCAAACATCGAGCAATTGTCTGACAGTGATGAAGCCATCGAAGTCATATCACCAACTGACAGAACCTGAACGCAGGGCGCAATGTGCTGAGGCAATCCGGTCCTTCTATCAGACCCATCGTCGGCCGCCGAAGACCTCGGACGTGAGCGAGGCGTTTATCAAACGTGTGAGGAAACACTGGAGCTCCTGGGAGAACGGCATGACATCCGTGCTCGGCATCCAAACGGACCGCCACGAATGGAGTGATGAAGAAATCCTGCAGCTCCTCCGGGATCTCCGTGCGAAGCTGGACCGGTTCCCCCGGATGACGGACCTGGAGGATGTCAAGAAGGTCCTCCGACGCCACGTCGCTGCCCGTTTCGGAGGACTGAACAACGCGCTCGAAAAGGCCCTGGGCGATAGCCCGCGACTGCAAATTCTCACGGCGCTCGACGAACTCACTCCACCATCGTGCGAGCTCGCGTCGACGCGCGAGATCGGGGCGTTCCTGGCGCTCGGGGCGGTCCTGGCTCGGGAGGAGATGGAACTCTCGCTGCAGGAGGTCGGTCTGCACCTGACGGAGATGCTGCGCCTCGGCCTCGTGAGTTGTACACGATACAGCGAAACCGCCGCCTGGCGGCTGACAGCAAAAGGGAGGACGTTTTTGAAGGACAAGAAGCGTGGACACGATCTACCACAAAAACAACGATGAATGCCCACCGGGGATGCACGACACGGTCCCGATCATCGAAGGCAACGAGACGGTCGGCCTCGTGTGCATTTCATGCGGTTGGCGACTGCGCGAGAATATGGAAAGAAGTTCTCTCCTCGCGACGGATAAGGGACTCATCGACACGCGCCAGCGGCCGCCGAGCCGGAAGGACCCGAGGTTCTAATCCCCTCCCCTCTAGGGGGAGATCAAGGAGGGGTTAAGTGTCCACGATCATCGTCTATCCGAATAACTCAATCACGATCGACGGCAAGCCGAGCCGGATGAGGGAGCGGGATCTCAAGCGGCTTGGGATAACTCCCATCCGGATAGCACATACATCCGAAGAGACTGATGGAGCAGAGCGTCGGGACATCGATGGTGATCATTTTGTCGTCTTCCCGACGTCCACGCAGCTCGGACGCGGGAGAGCGAAGTTTGAGCCGCGCCGGCATGTGCGACTGATCGAAAAAGTCCTCGCGGAATGCACGAAATGCCATCGGATGAAGCCACGGAGGGGGTTCCCTCGACATCGAGGCACTGCTCTCGGGATCGATTCTTGGTGCAAGTCATGCCACGTTGCGATAAATCGTCAACGCCGTAGACAATTCCCCTCTCCTCGCAGGAGAGGGCAGCCCGCCCGAACGAGTGAAGCCGTTCAGTCGGGCAGGGGTGAGGTCAATGGCCCGGTATCGAAGGAATCCATATCGCAAGGACGTGATCAATCGGTTTGGGCAGACTAGCGGCTTGCCGCTTTTCAATTCGGTTTCGAAACAAATTCCAGAGCCGATTCGAAGCCGGTTTGAAAAGGCTCCAAAGTCGATGGCCTCCGCGACCGACACGCGCAAACTATCGCACCTGATCCTGACGCACAACAAACTGCAGCTCACAAACAAACAGCTCGCGGTGCTTGAGGCGATCGTTGAGATCGGGCCGGCAACGAATGAGGAGGTTGCTCATCATCTCGGATGGGAGATTAACCGCGTCGTAGGGCGGACGTTCGAGCTGAGGGAGTTCGGAGTCGTGATCAACGCCGGCAAGAGAAGATGTCGTATTACCGGCGAAATCGCTCACACATGGAAGGTGAAATGATGTTGCGGTTGCCGTGCTGGTTTGCGTAGTTCCAGTTGGCACACAAATTTGGCAGTTGTCGGTAGCCGCAACTTATAGTAAGCAATCGCACATAACGGTCAGGCAATAACGACGTTGGTTTTGGCACAAATGCAAGGAGGCAACATGGACTACGACAGGGAATGGAAGCACTCTATGGCCCGACTGAGCAAAGAGGACATTCTCGATCTCTTCGCCGAGAAGATGCGGAAACTGGATAAACTCTTACCTGCATCAGCCGCCAAAAGCAATGTGGCGAGTGAGAAAATTCCAGAGGGTTGCACGTTGGTTGCCATTTCGACCGGTGATGGATGGGAACTGGATGTCCGAGACCTGGAAGGTGAAGTTGTTGCGATGCTCGCTTGGCCGAAGGCATTCGGAGATGAGAAAACAACCGAGGATCTGCGTGCAATGGGATTTGAAATTGAATCTTGAAGGTGAAATGTGGATGACGATAAATATTATGATGTAGGACTTGATGAGCCGGAATTGGATGAAGATGAGTATTCCGAACGAGAACAGGCGCGGCTTGCTGAATGCACTTGCGGTGCATACCAATGGTCAAAGAAATTGGGACAATTTGTTCACGTTGCCGATTGTTGTTGCGGCGCGGACGTTTGAGCTGTGAGAGTTCGGAGTCGTGATCGACGCCGGCAAAAGGAAATGTCGGCCACCGGCAATGTGGTTCACGCGGTTCATCACGTGCCGCAAAATCTCAAAAACAAACTCTGAATATGAGATTGTCGATAGATTGCCTAGAATAATCAATCCGCAAGGAGAGCAATGAAACCTAAGATTGGCACAAAGAAGAAAATAGCCTGGACGGTCTGTAAAGACTGTGGAGCGAAGTACCTAGTCGGGGCCGCGCATATAATGTTCTGTCCAGCGCATACGTGTGATATTTGCGGGACAACCTACGGGCATGTCGTGCACCAACAGGATCGACGAGAAGAAGGATTAGTCCGAGTATGTGACAATTGCGTTGAAGAAGGTTTGTAAGTATTGACCGAATATCTGAAGTTGCTCAATCCGCAAGGAGAATGACAGATGGACACTTGGTTTTGGGTAGCCCTTCTCATCCTGTTGGTGATTATCAGAGTGTTAGAAGACGACGATTTTAGAAATGATTGTGGTGGTGAATGATTGGGCCGCGGTTGCTGTGGAGTGGTATTCTAACGTGAGGTAGTCAGTCTCGATAAGCAGCCCGACGAATACCGGACACCGTTGCAGACCAACTGCCAGCAACCAACGCCCATTGATGTTGACGACATTCTCGCTAATGATTGGGTGAACGGTGGAAGATGATCGCCAACGCGTTCTCGTGACCCTGAACAGCGGTGCCTACCAAGGCTATCTCAACGGCAAAGTGGCCAGCCGGGAAGGCAAAGGATTCGGCCGTCGATATGATATTGAGCTGATCGACCATCCGACGCTCAAAACGATCACCGTGCAGCGGAATCAGTTCCAGCCAGTCGGCAATCCGCAAAGACAGAAATGATCTCCGCTTATTACCAAATAGGATGAAGCGAACGCACGCGCTCAAAATACTGCCCAAGCAGTTCGATGCGGTCCTCGACGGCAGGAAGCGCTTCGAGGTCCGGAAGAATGATCGTGATTTCCACGTCGATGACTATCTGCAGCTGCTCGAGTGGTTACCGGACCGGAAGGAATGGGGCAAACGCGCTGCCGTCTGTGCCATCACATACATCCTGCCCGGCGGCCAATTCGGCATCAGGCGCGGATGGGTCGTTCTCGGCATCGAATTGCGGAGCCGGCTATGACTGGGAATAAACTATAGGAGGGGAACACTAATGGTAACTTTTCTTGCCGCGTTAGCTAACATCCTGCTCATACTCGTCACCGCTGCGCTGTACGGTAAGATAGAAGCGGTCGTGTACGACGCGGGGTTCCAACCCCCGGACAACAAGGAACTGTTCGGCTGGTTCTCGCCGAGCTATCATATCCCGGCGGTCCTGCTTTGGCTCTCGATCTGCATCCTGGCCGGGGAGCCGAAGTTGTTCTTCACGTACTGCTTCATCGAGGATCTTAGTTATTTTTCGTTCAGCGCAAAGGACGACCTGGACGACCAGGATTGGGTGAACTGGAAGCTCGGCGGTTTCTACCTCAGCAATCTGTTCCCGTCGCTCTTCCGGGTTGTCGCCGGCGTCCCGCGCGCAGAGGTAGGATATGTTCCGTTCACATACGTAGCACTAAATGCTATTACTATCCTGCTGTACGTTCTCTAATCGTGCGCGTGAAGCAACCTTCAGGCGGCTTAGTTGACTTTTGCGAATAGGAATTCTACCTTCTCCATGTTCAAACCTGACAGCGGCTCCCCGCTCCGTATGCGGGATGCTCGATCATCGTTTCGGGCAACCCTCCCGCATGCGCGAGCAACGGGGCGCCTCTGTTGGGGCGTGAACAAGGGTTGCCCGTTTTTGCTCGACCCGCCGAAGGCACCGTCGCTAAACGTGGGAAGAAGAGGAAGGGTTGGATGCCGCACGTAAATCTCCTCATTGAGTTGTTGAGAGCTATCGCTCGTTCGGGCGAATCAGCCGAAGGGCTTGCGGAGCTCGAGGAGTTACTGAAGAAGATCTCACAAACGAAAGAGCATGTGCATATCGAGGTGGATTACGATGGCAAAGAATTTCGTTGGAAGGTGCCCCGCTCTAACGTGACAGCCAGTGAATGGGTGCCGCGCGGCGATGGCACGTCGCCGCATCACTGAATTGACAGTGCAGCGAGAATTGGTTAGATTGCAAAAGGAGGGGAAACCAAAATGACCGATGTCCACATTGTAGGACTCGCCATCACAATGTTCATCTTCGGGTTTTTCTTGGGTTATCTCAAGGGCCACAAAGATGGTGGCAGGAAGTCTGGAGGCAAACATGAAATGGGGTGATTTCAAAAAGGCGGTGGAGGCGCAGGGGGTCGGGGATGAAACTGACCTTAGTTACATTGATTGGGAGTCCGAACGTGGAGACGACGAGGAAGGTAATCAATTACCACCACGTGTCGTGGTATATCTGTATGATGAGCCGGGCGATGGAACCAAAGCTGCATTCATTCGGTGAGAGAAGCGCGAAGTAATTTGATCTGAAATAGAGTCACGCGATACCCCCGAGAGCAACCTCGGGGCAAGCAATAAGGGTTAGCGGATAATCCCGCCAAATGGCGGCGGGACGCATAAAGCGCGCAAGGAGCGCGAGTACATTTAGGGTTAGGCGATAACAAGCCGCCCCATTCTGGTAAAGGACAAACAGGAATGTTCGTCCCACCAGGGTGGGGCGTTTTCTTTTGCGAGGTGACGATGGCTAGGAAGTTTGAAAAAATGCAAGCCAGACGTTTGTACATCGAGGAGAAGAAGGAAGTCCCTGAGATCGCAAAGATGCTCAACGTCCCGGAGAGCACGGTCTTCCGGTGGAGATTGGAGGACAAGGAAGCCGGCGTGGACTGGGAAAAGGACCGCGAGGCGATCAACATGACATCGTTCAGCGCGGCGAAGAGCATGCTCAGGGCCGTCGTCACCAGGCTCGACTCGATGGTGAAAGAGATCGCCGAGACGAACAAGATCAATCCCGGGGAGGTTTATGCCCTTAGACAGCTCCTGAAGAGTGCGAAAGAGATACAAAAGGATGTGGATGCTCTCGGTAACATTATGCTCATGATGGAGGAATTTACCGACTTTCTTGCGCAGCGAGATCCGGCGAAACTTCAAGATCTCCATCCTTACATCGTTGAGTTTGGAAATGCGATGAGCAATAAATACGGCAGAAAATAATGAGCCTCTCACAGCGAGACTTCGAGAGACAGTACGGCGACCTGGTCAAACGCATCCGGCAAGAGACAACCACGTTCCCGAATGACAGCGTTGCCAAGCGCGAGGCCCGGAAGAAGCGCGCGAAGGTTGACAAGTTCTTTTTTGCTGCGACGTATTTTCCACATTACGTGGAGGTCAAAGACGAATACCGCGATTGCTGGAAGGACCCGTCAAAGGACTACGATTGGGTCGAGGCCGGCTTCGCCCCCTGCCACAAAGAGTTCTTCGAGATCGCCGATCGGCTCGGCAGGCTCCAGATCGTCGCCGGCTTCCGCGAGTCTGCAAAGGATACGCTCCTCGGCAAGATCGACGTCATCCACAAAATCGTCTTCGAAGAGCGTTGGTTCATCCCGGTCATCTCCAAGACGGAAGACATCGCCGAGAGCAAGGTCATCCCGGTCCGGCTTGAGTTCGAAGAGAATCGCCGGCTGAAGAACGACTTCGGAGATCTCAGAAGCAGCATCGAGTGGGAGAGCGGCTCCTTCATTACGAAGAACGGCCGGAAGATGAAGGGCTACGGCCGGGAACAGAGTCTGCGCGGCCAGGAGAACTTCGGCCACCGACCGGATCACATTATCCTGAACGACATCGACGATCCCACGAAGCCGGACAGCCCGGCCCTCACGCAGAAGTATGTCGATTCCGTCAAGCAAGACGTCCTGAAATCAGTAAATTCCCCGCGATGGAGCGCCTTACTCCTGTGCAACTGGACGGTCAAGGGCGACGTCGTCGACGAGCTCATCACCGGCAAAAACACAAAGCACTTTGAGAAACACATCTTCCGCGCCCTGGTGCCGAATGAATTAGAAAGCAAGGGCGACCTACAAATCGCCAAAGAATGCCGCGCGGCGGGATTCCCCGACCGGGAGAAGTCGGCCTGGGAATATCGTCATCCGACGCTCCGGCTGCTCCAGGAGAAGAAGGACGACCCGGATGTGTTCGAAGCCGAAATGATGATGCATCCCCGGAACCGGAAGGACCAGAAGTTCAAGGACAATTATTTCCGCTATCACACAAAAGAGGAGCTCGCGCGCAGGATCTATGTGAACTACACATTCGTCGATCCATCGGCCAAGGAGGCTGCGGACTACAAGGCGGTCATCACGGTCGGCGTCGCGGCGCGAGAAGACGGCTCGATCCACATCCCGGTCAGGCGCGCATACATCCAGCAGGGATCCATCGACGAGATGATCATGGAGACGTACCGCCATCGGAGACTCTACCGGTCGAAGCTCGTCGGTGTGGAAACGAACGGCTTTCAAATCCTGCTCAAACCGGAATACCTGCGGCTTCAAAAGAAGGAAAAGGAGCTGTTGCCGTTCCACGAAGTGGAGCACAAAGGCGAGAGCAAAGAGAGCCGGATCGAGCGGATCGTGCCGTTCGTGAAGGAGGGGACGATCACGTTCGACCCGGAGGACCCGGACCAGGAGCTGCTCATCCGTCAGCTCAAAGCGTTTCCGCAGGGCGGCCAGGTTGCCCAGGGCGGCCTCGGCGACGACGGTCCGGATGCGCTGGCCGGCGACGTGGAGCTGATCGAGAAGTACCCGCACGCGGGCGAGGTGGAGTACGAGAGCTTGAAGAAGAGAGAAGTTGTGTTTGCAAGAGGAGCGTACTGATGACGCGTTGGCGGAGGTTGAAAGCGTTCGGCGTGGCGATCATCTCACTTGTCCGGCCCGTGCAGATCAAAAGGAAGAGAGGGCGTGCCTGGATAGAAGGCGTCGGCCGCAAGTTCCGCAAGTTCCTCTCTCTCTTTTATGACGTGCGATGGAGGCGGAGTGGAAGGACATGGATACAACTGAAACAACGCAAGTGATTTCATTCCATCATAGGAGACACAACAATGCAACAAAATGAGCAGGGCAACGCGAATAGTTTCGGAAATGCGTCGGTTGTCCGCAGCGCCGGTCAGAAGGAAGACGCGAACGCGCGCGGAAGATTCCTCGTCCGGTGTATCGGTAAAGACGGCCATCTCAAATGGAAGGACACGATTGAGAACGTCGTCACGACGGTGGGCAAGAACCTCGCGCTCGATACGTTTCTCGCCGGTTCGGGGTACACCGTTGTCGGGCCCTTCATGGGCCTCATCAGCTCGGTGGATTATACAACCGGCCCGGCGGTTGGCGATACGATGACCTCGCACGGCGGATGGAAGGAAGCCGGAGGTACCAACGCTCCCACATACACAGCGCCGCGAAAAACCTGCGCGTGGAACGCTGCATCAGGGGGTTCGAAAGCGCTCTCCGCCGCGCTCTCTTTCTCGATCACCGGAACGGGCACGGTGAAGGGTTGCTTCCTCGTGTACGGGACGGGAGCGCTCTCGACGATTGACAACACGGCTGGCACACTCTATTCTGCCGGATTGTTCACCCTTGGCGACAAATTGGTGGCGGACACCGATGTGTTGCTGGTATCCTATACGGGGAGCCTGTAGTCCCGCAGTTGTATAACACTGCACGCTCAATTTTGTCGGAGGGGACAAATGGGTTGTTTAGGATGTGCAACATACGATCCGGCGACCGCTGTTAGCGAGTCAACGACGGCGTTGCTCGCAATGACGGCTATCGATACGACAAACCTTCGCATCACATTCACTGCGCCGGCGAATGGGATCGTGCTCGTGCGCATGTCCACAATCGTTCACGGAGCGACGACGTATCCCTCGATACTGTTGGGAGTTCTCGACGGCGCGACCGTCAAGAAACGGGTATCGCCGATCGGTTCCCTGAAAACGACGGCGGTCGCCACCGCACAGCTCGCACAGGAGGCGTCATTTCTCGTGACCGGATTGACGCCGGGAAACTCGTACACCTGGGATGCCGCCTATGCCGTCCAGGTACTCCTCGCGTCGACGGGCATGAAATATGGCGGGCCAAACAACACGACCACAAATGACGCGTTCGGCGCGTTTGTATTCGAGATTTGGGACACTCACAATTTGCTCGCGGGCGTTTGCTACGATCCAGCAGTGGCTGACAGTGGAGACGCAGGACTGATCGCGATGACGGTGTTCGATACCACCAATCTCCGATTGACGTTCACCGCGCCATTGAGCGGCAAGGTAATGGTGCGGATGGCCGCCACAATTCACGGGGCGACGACAATGTCGTCTGAGTTATGGGGTGTGTTGGATGGATCGACCGTCAAACTCCGCGTCTCTCCGGTCGGAGGGTTGAAAAATACCGCGCTTGCGACCGCTCAGGTCAGTCAAGAGATCTGCGCTGTTGTCGCAGGTTTGACTCCCGGCCAGTCATATACCTGGGATGCGGCGCACGGCCGGGAGATCAACGTCGCGGCATCGCTCGTCAAGTGGGGAGGTCCGAACAACGCCTCTGGCGATAACGCGTTTGGCGGATTCTGTTACGAAATTTGGAAGGCTTGAATAATGTCGTTTTCGCCCGGCAGACAACTCGGCCAAACCGTTCTCGGCGATTTCTTCGGAGAAGTTGCCGAGTCCGCAACTGCCACTGAGTCTGAGAGCGCCCTGCAAGTCCGCGCAGCCGCGAGAGTGGAATCGGCAGCCGCAGCCGAGTCTGAGAGCGCCGTGCGGGCCCGGGCGGCATCGACTACCGAAGCGGCAAACGGCGTTGATAGCCCAAGCGCAAGCAAGGTCGGAGCCGGCGCACAGGCGGAGGCTGCATCGGCAAGCGAATCTGAGAGCGCCCTGCAAGTCCGCGCAGCCGCGAGAGTGGAATCGGCAGCCGCAGCCGAGTCTGAGAGCGCCGTGCGGGCCCGGGCGGCATCGACTACCGAAGCGGCAAACGGCGTTGATAGCCCAAGCGCAAGCAAGGTCGGAGCCGGCGCACAGTCGGAGGCTGCATCGGCAAGCGAATCTCAAAGCGCGCTCGTTGCCCACGGTGTCCCTGCGGACATAACGGAATCACTAAGTGCCGCCGATTTTCAATCGGCAGTAATCCCCAAGTTCGCAACCAGTGAGGAGATCGCAGACGCGATCGATACCGTCTCAAGCCAGCGCTCGTTGCTCGCCATCACGGAAGAAGGGGCGCTCGCGATCGAGGTGCTCGACACGTCAATGTTGTTTGTCGCCAGCATCACGGAGCAGGACAGCGCAACTGAGGTAGCAAACAGGATACGTCTTCAGGCCAGCGACGCGCCCTTGGACCATAAGAATGTTGCGACCCCGGGCCGGGGATTCGAGCTCAAGGCAGACCGCAAGTTCAAGTTGATCGCGCCGGCACGGCATTACGTGCTTATAGCGGAGAAGAAACCATGACGATCTACAAGCAGCCTATCGAACAAGTGCCGGCCGGCGTCGACTTCTCGGGCGTTCTCCCCGCTGGAGAAACGATCCAGGAAGAAGGCAGCGACGTCACGGTTGTGGATAGCGGCGGAGAGGACCAGACGAACGACATGCTGGTCCTGAAGGTGATCACCACCACGCGCATCGATGCCGTTGTGAAAGGCGGCACATCGGGCGGCTCGTATCAAGTTGAGTTCTATGCGAAGACGCAGAAGTACCTGTTTGAAGAGGACATCGATCTGCAGGTGAGGACGGTATGAAGGATTATTTGAAATACGGCGCCTGGGCGGTTGTGGCAATCGTCCTGTTGGTCGTCGTCTGGCGGATCTCCCGCCTGATCGAGGGAGGACCGCAGACTGACTACACCGTCGCGACGCCAATCGACTCCGGCTTCGTGCCAATTATCAAACAGGAATTCAAACCGCGATCGACACCGTTTGAACGGGCTTCGAAGCCCCCTGTAAAGCTGCCGCAAGGCGTGAAAGAGAGCGATGTGAAGCGCGTGATCATCGTGATCAAGGATGTGAAAACGGGATCCAATATCGCGGTGCCGGACACGTCACGGATCATCGAGCTGAAGTCGGGTGAGATTTATGTACCGAAAGAAGAAGGAACGGAACTCACCGTCCACGAGATCACGTACATGCCGCCGATTCTGCGCTTCGGCTTGTTCGCTTCTGTGGGAGTATCTCTCGGAGGGATCCCGGCGAAATTGACAGTATCGCCACTTGTCGCTGTATCACCATTGCAGATCTGCGGCTTCGTGCAGTTCCCGCTCGTGATGGTAGATCTCTGCGGCATCGGCGCCGGCTTCGGCTTCCGATACGGGAACTACATGGCCGGTGCGTTCTCGCACTGGCGGTTCGACAACATGCAAAGGCAGGTCAAGATTTCGGTTCAATACGCTATCAACTGAGGCGGTCATGGCAAAAACGAAGGCGCCCACCAGGGCGCAAGGAAAGAAGGGCGCTCCACTCACAGATCGGATTGCCCTTGTCTCCATCCTCGATCGTTACTCGACGTATCCGTCGAAAGGACTCACTCCGGAGAGACTCGCGTCGCTCCTGCGCGACGCTGACGCCGGCGACGTTTACCGGCAGATGGAGCTGTTCGAAGAGATGCTCGAGAAGGACGGACATTTGCAGTCTCTCTTCCAGGCGCGACGGCTCGCGGTATCGCGACGAAACTATACGATCATCCCGGCCTCAGACGATCAGGCCGACGTCGATATTGCCGACGCGGTTGACGAGACAATCAAGAAGATCAGGGGGTGGAAGAATTCGGTCAATGACATCCTGGACTGCGTGCCGAAGGGATTTTCTGTCAATGAAATATTCTGGACTCCAAAGGCGGACCAGTATGCTATCGAGCGGCTAAAGTGGGTCCACCAAAAGAAATTCCGGTTCGGCAAGGTCACGGACATAGATGCTGATCCGGAGGAACTGCGCCTCTTGGTCGATCCAAGACAGGTAGAATCCTTCCGGGGGCTAGTGCCCGATTCTGAACTGTCAAATGCCGCATCAGACGGCATCTCTCTTGAGGCCGATCCACGGCTGCGTCAGCGCTTTGTCGTTGCATACTGCAAAGCCCGCAGCGGCAACGCGTCGCGGACATCACTGCTGAGAACGTTGACCTATCTGTTCCTGTTCAAAAACTACGATGTCAAATGGTGGATCAGTTTCGCAGAGATCCAACTTGGCTACCGCATCGGGAAGTATGATGCCTCTCAGCCTGAGCAGAAGGCCCTCCTGGAGAAGGCGATCGCCGGCCTTGCAACCGACGCTGCTGCCGTCATCACGAAGGAATCAGAGATCGAGTTCAAAGAAATGCTGCAGAAAGCACAAAGCCACCAGGTCTATGGCGATCTCAAGGATTGGACGAACTCGGAAATGTCAGAGGTCGTGCTCGGCCACACGGGAAGCACGACGGGAACTCCTGGAAAACTCGGCCAGGAGGATATGGCGAAGGAGGTCAAACAGGAGCTCGTTGAAGCAGATGCACAAGTCGTTGACGAGGCTGTCAGTGATGACATCATTCGCACGTACGTCGACTACACCGTCGGGCCACAAGAAGAGTATCCGTATTATCAGACAGACCTGAGTCAGTCCCTCGATCTCCTGAAAGAGGCACAGACCGATGAGATCTTGCAGCGTATGGGATGGGACCCCACCAAGGACTACATCAAAGAGAAGTACGGGCGCCCGATCGCCGGACCGGATGACGAGGTGTTGACACCCAGACCCGGCGCGCCGGCGCCATTCGCGGGGAGGGACCTGACGCTCGTTGGCGATAGCAAAAAAAAACTCCTGACGGGACGGTAGAGGAACAATCCTACGCCAGCCGAGTCGACACCGTCGCCGACAACGCGATCGAAGCGGCGGTCCCCATCTATGAGCCCTTTGTCCAGCGCCTGAAGGAACAGATCTCAAAATCCGGGGCCCTTTCCGCAGCTACTGCGATGCTCGACAATTTCGGTCTTGACGAATCCTTCCTGAAGGGCCTTTCGGATCACATCCTCAACACTCTCGTAACAGTTGAGTCTCTTGGCAGGAGCCTGATCAAGAGAAAAGACGAGACCACCGCTGCAAGGACCGTTGCCGCGAGGCAGAACTGGTTCGTTTGCGATGACAACATCGTTCGAGTCGCCTTTGATCTGATCCCGGAAGAGGCACTAAAATTCCTTCGAGAGAAAGCACTGACGATCGCCGGCGTCGAGCATCAGCAAGCTCTGCTGGATGTCCAGAAGATTCTCGTTCAGGCAGTCCAGCAGGGAAGGACGTTCGACCAAGTCAAGGCAGAAATCGACAAGCTGTTCGAAAACTATGGGATCACGAAGCTGAATCCCTGGCACCTGGAGACGATCTTCCGGACGAACATCTTCACATCCTACGCGGTTGGTCAGGAAGAGCAGGCAAGGTCGATGATCGACCAGTTCCCGCTGTGGCGATATTCGGCGATCAAAGACTTTCGAACGCGCCCTGAACACCTCGCACTGGATGGCAGCATCTATAAGGTCGGCGAAGGACCTGTCCCGCCGATCGACTACAACTGCCGCTGCACGGCGATCTATTTGCACGTCTCGCAGGTTGAGAGTCAAGGTCTGAAGCCGCTGGACTGGGAGGGAGATCCGGATTTCGTCCGGTTCACGAGCCGGCGGGCGTGGGAGAATTGGACCGCATCGAGGCAAGATGCGTTGACGCCGGAGATCCAGGCGTGGATCCAAGCCAATCTGTGACAGTACGGCAGATTTGCCAGGGACCAGCGCTATTACCAGGTGTCCAAATCTGCTCAAAAAGAGCGAGAATGATTACTACTTTAGGCCGAATTGTCGAAATCGGCGCGATTGAAAACCAAAGACTTACAGCAGTCTCGCGCAAATAATGTGATAGGTCACTCTCATTTCCCTCACTTTCTCTCACCAATGCGCATTTAATGTGCGCGGTCATTTCTACCGACCTCCCAGGCATCCCCCTACACAATAACACGTTGCGGCGACGCTGTAAAAATAACCGTCGCGCGTATAATGTGATCCCTTACATCGGTTGGGAGCTGATAGCTGATCGTGGTCGACGGATTGAAGGGATTGGGATAGTTTTGGAACAGCTCGAACTTCTCCGGTGGGGCAACCTTCACCCG